GTGATTGTCTTTATAGCTGTGAGCGTAAGTGACACAATCCTTGAAGTCTCCATGATAATCAATAAAGGAAGCATCGACCACAAAGAATTTACCATCTGGAAGAGAATATTTTTCTGCACCCTTCGCTAAGTGAGTTGAAGAGATTCTCCATCCATTTCCTTCTCGCTTAACTAAACTTTTAAAACGCTTCATTTCAGAAGGATGATCGTCCTCATTGAAATGCCCGAGCATTTTCTCCAGTTGAAATTTAGTGAGAGATACACAAGCCTCGACTTTTTCTGGATAAACAATCTTTTCTTGAACGACTGTCTCGACTTCTGGACTCCTAAAGCAACTCCAAGTTGCGAGCGCCCAAAGCGGTAGTGATGTAGCTAGGAATAATTTTGTTCTCATTTTTTAGTAATCAGTAAGCTCTTGTTCTTCTTCTCCTTCATTATCACTGTAGCCATCATTGTCATCGTCAATCGTAATAGCTCTTGCGATTGTCCCTTGACTGTAACCCATGCCGACAAGCATCGGAAAAATAGCCTGTGTCATGAAGTCGGGTAGAGTCATATCGTCCATAGGATGTTCAATCGAAACAGTTGGGTTCAATAAAGTGGGGTCGCCTTTTTTAAGGTATTTCTCAATTTGTTTTTGGTTGGTTGGAGTATATGTTACTTTCATTTTTCTTTTTGGTGTTTAAATTAAATCATAAACAACTGTATAGTTATCAGGTTTGATGCCAACAACATTAAACTCAATGTATTCAGCAGCTTCTTCCATAATCATGCCAGACTTAGAAAAATAGTCAAGCATTTTTTTATAAGAATAAACAAGAAACCCTCTTTGGTCACTCCCAATGATGCAATTATCTAGACCATCAAACTGTATAGCTCCCTCGCACAAGTTAAATTCCTCTAATTCCATATAAAATAATTAGTCAACATATAAAAAAAATAAAACAAAAAAGCTAGATAAACAAAAGATTCAAGTCTAGACATGTCCATTTTAATGGTAATGTTCAACATGCATCACATTCATGCTTACAGAATAGACGTATGTTCTTCTGGAAAATACCTGCGAAGACAATCCAAACGGTCATCTGCATCAACCAAAAGTTCCAGAGCTTGCCTCGCATTCTTCCAGTAATCATCTGTAGAATGATCGCCAATGCCCACGGCATGGTCAGAGAGTAGATCAAGAGAAAGCAGCGCTTTCTTTCTGTCTGCGATAGCTTCGCTATGAAGCATTTCATATAAGTGTTTTTTCATTTATTTTCTTTTTTTCTTTGCTGCTCCTCAATAAAGCGTTCTTGTTCTGCATTAAGCCCTAAAAGACGGCACACAAATAGAATAAAGGCTATCCAGGCGATAATAATAAATATCCATAACAGCATGGAGTCGATTATACTTAGTATCGAAGCCTCGTCAATAGGTTTTTTCAAGAATCTAAAAAAACGACCTTTAAACACTATCTATAGGCAGATCATACTCCTGATATGGCAGAATCCAATGTTCGCAATCTGCGATAAATACATCTTGTAGGTTGACCATAGACATCAAGTCTTTCCTACCTTTTCTCCTGTAACCTTTATAAAGACACTCATTAACTTTAGTCACGGTATCTCTTAAGTCACATTTTTTCTTTGCCAGTTGATACAAATCAGAGTTTTTTACATGCAAAAAGAAAGCTCCCACATCGAAAGCAATCCATACTGGAGTGCCGCTCTCATTGCACCAACCAGTTTTGCCACCTACATTTAAAAATTCTAGAAGAATCTTACCTTCCCTTGTGGAATTCTTTAAACCTTTTAAGTCTACAGTTTCACCCTCCACAACAAAGTCTACATGCCCTATATCTTGAACCTTTCCTGTCTTCTTGATAGACAAACCTGCTGATAAACAAGAGTGATGGTATCTCCTGACAGACTCATCCATTAATCTTTTTGTATGAGCTACATGGCTTAAACCAGACAAACCTTTAGCTTTATTAGATATCATGAGTTATATTGTAGCGTTTAATCAATTTAAATCAAGTAAATATACAGCAAAACCCCCCACCAAAAAGGTAGGGGGTGTCTAGAGATTAATTTATAAAATAACCCGTAGACTATTTCTGCTTGGCTTTCCCGATATTTAAAGCAGCCCAATCAATTATAGAATAGATTTTGGACCAAATCGACCCCTCTTTAGGGGTAGGGGTGGCAGCAGCGATTGCAGATGCGAAAGCGATTCCAGCAGTCACTACACCAAACCAAGGGTTATCTTGAACTAGTTGAAGAATGGTATCCATAATATTATTTACACCATTAAGCATGATTATGAAGTCATTAGTTTTTTCTTACAGACTCATTGTACAATATAGCCTCATACATTAAACTGAAAAATTTACCATACTTTTCTGATGTTCTGACTAATGCGGAAGTATCTTTTGGGAAACAATGACCCCCGAAACCTCTTCGATCTGTAACGAATGAATGGCTTTCTCCTATACGATTATCAGCAGTTGTGTGTTTTCTGACCTCTTCATAATCTATATTCATCTTATTACATAAATCATAAAGTTGATTAAAGAACGAGACCTTTAACGCTAAGAAATTGTTTTTAGCATACTTTGTCATTATTAACGCTTCTGGATCAGACTCTACACATTCTATAGATCTAAATATATTTGACCAGAACTCGAAGCTATCACCACCAATAAGGATTGACTGCATACGATCAATATCTTCAATCCAAGAATCTTGTCTTAAAAATTCTGGACTAAAGCTTATATTGTGGTTAGGGAATAGATCGCTTAATTCCCTCCATCCTTCTAAACAAATAGTGCTTTTAATTAAGATGGGAACATTTGGACTCTCCTTAATTACGTCTTTAACATGTCCCATATAACAAGATCCGTCCTCTTGTCGGGGGGTAGCGACACAAATAATAACCGCATCTGTATCGCGAGGTATGCCTTTATCATGTATAAGAAATGCTGGATCACTTATTGTAACACCACACTCTTGATTCTTATCAGTAATTAATTTCTCGTAAGCTTTACCTACGAACCCATATCCTGCGATTGTGATTTCCATGTAATTTTTTAATCAAATTCATTTAAATCTTTATTTTCTATTTCCCAATTATCTGCTCTTAAGGGAAAAGGCTCTCGACCCCTCATTCGAACCGTCCCTTTCGGATAAAACGATGCTCTCTTTTTGAAATCTTTTTTAGAAATCCAACCACAGATAGAAAGATTTTTCTTTTTGGTATTCAAAGAAGTAAAAATGTAAGCATCTGATTTATGTTTCAATTGGACATCAAAAACATTATTTATGTAAAAAGGCTTGGGATCTACAGTTCTATTCATAGACTTTATATCGGCCTTCTGGCCTTTATACGTTATATCATAACCACCATCAAACCCTTTAGGCTCAATCAAAGGTAGCTCTAAATATTGCCTCACTATATTTTCAGAAAGTATCCCAATAAATTGTTCTTTGGGACTTCCATCATCTTTACCTCTTTGCCCAAAATTATTTTCTTCTACTAATTTTTTACTGTAATCGTAAATTTCTTTCTTGATAGGTAATGTTATCATTTGTTTTTAATTATTGATCGAATCAAAGTCTGCTTCAGTGACTGTATAGTTTGTCGATACACCTGCCTGTGTGTCAGCGGTAGTAATCATGGCATTAATATCTGAAATATGATCTGCCACAGGAGTTCCACTTCCTGCACCGCCGTATGTCCAGACAGTCACAAGCACAAGCTCACCCTCAAAAACTAAAAATGCAGGATTGCCACTGTCACCTCCAATTTTGTTCTCATGGAAAATACGTCTTTTAGAATCTGTAGGTGTTCGCATACGACCGCCAGCACTCCAATCTATGATGAGAGCTTTTTCTTCTTGGTCGAAACCAAGGCAAGGTATCTTGATTCCAGATCTATTATCTAAATAACTCTTGTAATTACTAGGCATTACAGAGCAAGGTGTTATCGCAGAGGGAAGGTCACTGTCTAAAGTGTAGATTGTTAAGTCTGGATAGTTAGGTTTATAGTTGGGGTGTCTAGCTTTTCCTGACACGGTGCGGTCATGCACTGTACCATCCTTCTCTACAAACCTAACTACTGACCCAACAGAATACTCGTAGTGAGCGGCTCCTATAACGTGTCTTGGAGTTACTAGTGTCCCTGCTTTCTTATGGCCCCCACTACTATTCCACGGAGACACGCATGTAATATCTAAGTCTCCACACCACAAATCTTCATTTCTCATATAACCAGAGGTCGCATGATCTTGAGAGATGTATACCTTACCGTTAGCCTCCATACTCATAGATTCATCTAGCAGGTCATCAATTTGTTCGGAAAAATATTTAGCAATATAACCAAATTGGTAAGGGGCTAATCCCTCACTAGAATTAATCGAGGACGATCCGATGCCCGCGCTCGTAGATCCGATGCCCGCGCTCGTAGATCCGATGCCCG